TTGGCGATGTTGTTGAACTGGAAGAACGCACTCACCGAGCCGCCCGCCGGGGCCTGCGCCAGCGGAGCCTGCGGGATCAGCGTCGCAATGAACGACGTCTCCGGGTCGCAGGTGATCTTTAGGCCGCCCGTGACGATGATCTGGCTCGTGATCTTGAAGGTGCTGCCGGCAAGCCCCGCCATCACGCGAAGCTCTGCACCAAGAGAGACCGCCTGATTGACCGCGTTCTGGATCGCCGTCGTGTCGTCGGTGGTTCCGTCGCCCTCGGCGCCAAAATCCCGCAGCGAAATCACCTCGCGGCCCTTGTTCTGCCAAGTGCGGGTGGCGGCACCCGTGCCGCCCTGAGAGAAGCCCTGACACGATGGGTTTGAACCGGCTCCATTGCCGCCGACGAAAAATCCAGAGGTGCAGGGCCCGATCGAGGTGAACGCCGTGGTCACGCCCGTCCCGACGGGGATGGTGTAGGCGGCGGTGCCGCGCACGCCGCAATCGGCGATCAGCTTGCCGGTGGTGCCCGAGAAGCAGGCGACGTTGCCGCTCACCGCCGACGCGGGCCCGACCACATCGCCCGTCCCGGCGCCGGGGAACGTGTAGGGGATGCCGTTGACGTTGAGCGTGAACGGCAGATCGCTCGCGCCGCCGCTCGCGCCGTAGGCGATCAGGCCGCCGCCCTGCGCATTCGGATCGAGGCAGAGGTAGTGATAGCCCGACGCATTCGTGATCGGCGCATCGAAGATGCACATCGACGTGCCGAGAGGGCCAGAACCGCCGCCGGCATATGGCGGCGTGCCCGTCCCGCGCTTGGTGATGCCGAGTTCTCGGAGCCCAACGCCGGACTGGCCGCCGCCCGCCGGGCCGCTGTCGACCACTACCGGCTGGCCAGCGCCGGGCGTCGAATACATCGGGACGCGGCCGGGGGTCCACGCGCCGCCCTGGAGGACCGTCGATTGTGCGAAAGCCGCCGCAGGCGAGAGAAGCGCTGCGACGGCTGCGATCAGGCGGATGATGCGCATGGTGCTCCTTAGCAGGCGGTGACGAGCCCGTTGACGACGGTGAAGCCGGCCGTCGGCGCGCCGCTGCAATTCACGGGCGTGACGGTCGATCCATTGATGTTGAATTTGAGCACGCCCGCCGCGGCCAGTCCGGCATTGCCGTAGGCGATCAGCCCATGGCCGCCCACGTTCGCCGAAAAGCAGAGGTAGTGGTAACCGGTGGCGTTGGTGATCGGCGCGTCATAGATGCACGAGACGGTCCCCAGCGGCCCTGTCCCCTGCGCGTCGTAGGGCGGCGTGCCGGTCCCCCGTGCGATAATCCCGAGTTCCGAGATTCCCGTTCCGACACCGCCGCCCTGCGCGCCCCCTGCGTCCTGCAAGACTGCCTGTGACTGGCTCGCCGAATACACCCCCAAGTGTCCGGCTTGCCACGTCCCGCCTTGCAGTACCGCCCCTTGCCCAAACGCAAACGCCGGGATGAACCCGGCCAAGAGAATCGCCAGCCGGATCAGCGCGCGCATGGGCTCAGTCCTCGTTTTCCTCGTCCTCGCACTCGATCGCCAAGTCCTCGATCTGCGCCTCGATCCGGCAGCACGACGAGCCCTCTCGATCCTCGGCGCTCACGCTCGTGATCCGCGCCATGAAATGACCGTGGAACATGCCACCGACCACGGCACACGACGGATCGAGCCCCAACTTCTCCATCTCGACGTGCGTGAGCGCGATGCGCAGCCCATACGGATAGTCAGGCTTGTCAGCCGGGATCGGCAGAACGGCATCGTGCTTCTGCTCGTCGTCGAGCTCCATCGAGCGCATGACGGTGGCCATTGGCTAAGCCTCCACGGTAGGAGCCGGGAGACCGCCAGCCTCGCCCACGGGCGCTGGCGGCGGCGCGCCGGCGGTCGGCAGGTCGGCGCCGCCGGAACCGGTGAGTTCGCTCATGTGGCGCTCGGTGAGGTTGTTGATCTCGGTGTTGTGGCGCTCCTGCATGGCGCGAAGCTGGTCACGGAATGCGTTGTGCGCGTCGCGGCGCTCTTTCTCGTGCGATCCGTGAAGGCCCTTGCGCTCGGCCGCGTGCCGCTCCTGCGGGCTCTGAGGCTTGGCCTCCTCCTTCGGCGTGTTCTCTTTCTTCGGCTCGTTCTCGGCCTTCGGGGTCGCCTCCTTCTTCGGGGCGCTCTCCTTCTTGGCCGGCGCGGTCTCGCCACGCGCCTTCTTCGACGACGGGCTGTCGTAGAGCTTGCTCGTGGTCGATTTCTTCTTGTCGTCCTCGGCCATGGCCGTCAGTCCTTCCTGCTACGCGGGTGGTCGTAGAGCTTCTTGCGCTTCTCGCCCGCGCTCATGAGGGCGAGAGCCAGCCGGGCTTGCTTTCCCGTCTTGCCGCTATCGCCCTTGTGCTCCTGCGCGAATGCCTTGGTGGACTGCCCGGCGGCCTCAGCCTTGCGGCGAAACTGCCCGTGAGCGTTCTTCGTCGCCGACTTGATCCAGTTCTTCTTGGCCATCGGGGAGGTCCTGCTTTGCATGTCGACGAGGGTGAGGTTGGCCATCAGTCCTTCCCCTGGCCGTCGCCGTCGTCCTCTTGGCTGCGGGGATGGTCGTAGAGCTTCGACCTCTTGCCCTTCCGCTCGGGGAGCTTGCCGGGCTTGTCCTCCGCGACAAACTCCTTCGCGACCTTCTGAGAGACGCCGCCAGCGCCTCCCTTCTTGGCAGCAGCGGCGTACATGAGCCGCCGCTGCGCCTGAGAGACGACAGGCACCTACGATGCCGCCGGGCGCGCGAAGCAGATGTAATCGTACTTCGTCGAGTCGGCCGCGGCCTGGACGATCGTGATCGCCGATGCCGATACCGAATAGGCCGGGGTCGTGGTGGCCGGAGCGGTCTGCGACACCACCGCGCACGACGGGGCTGCACTGTAGGCGGTGGCAAAGGTCACGACGCAGCCGGTCGGGGTGCCCGTGCCGAGGGTCACGGTGCCCGCGATGTTGTTGCCCACAACGGACGGCGAGGTGCCGCACGAGGAGAGCGTCGGGGCCGTCACGGCGAACTGGCTGTT